ATTTTGAAAATTATTTTGCAAGCCAGACCGTCCGTTTTCAAGTTTAACTTGAAGCGGACGGTTATTTTTCTGCACAAAAATTTTCGCATTTGCAACCGCCGCAAGCAGGGTAATCCGGTACCACCTCGCAATTTTTGAATCTGATTTTACAAATCCGACTTCAAAAACGATTGTTGGGCTTCGCCAAAACCCGATATTCAGCACATAAACTGTGCCGACTGCGTATCTTAACAGACGCTGAATAAGCAAATTTCTTGTAGAAAAAATCGTTTCCGAAAAATCGTCGTTGATTCATTCAATATTGCATCAAACCGGAACTATTACTTCCGGTTTTGAAGGTAAAAAGCGGAAGTAATAGTTCCTAAAAAATCGAGTGATTTTATGGTATGCTCTATCCAGAACATTTTCTAAGAAGCGGAAGCATCCCTTCCGGTTTTTCCTTGGGATCCTCCTAAAATCCACTGAAAACCGGAAGGAATGCTTCCTAAAAATTTCTGCTTCATTGTGATATGCTTTCTACAAGCCTTCATCGAACCTTGAGAACCAAATGACCGTCTGCATGGGATACCCGGCCATGACCCTGAGAAGAAGAGCCGGAAAACGCCGCCGAGAGGGGGCAGGAAAGCCATGCAGAGAGAACGGCACCCAAAATTTGAAATCACGTTGATACGAAAAACCGGAACCAACAGTTCCGATTTCGCCTTGAAATTCACTTCGTATTTTTTAAAAACTGGAACTACCAGTTCCTAAAAATAAAATTGGCTATGTGATACACTAAGCCCACAGAAGCACATTCTTCATTGCTTTTTCGCAAGTTCCGAAAAAGAATGTCCGATTTTTAGTAGACATTCAAATCAACTTTCGTAAAAACCGGACGTAATGTGCCCTAAAAAATCTCCCATGAATGTGTTAACCTAGTTTCAAATCTATCATTGGACCTTGAGAACCGCATGACCGTCTGCATGAGATACTCAGTGATGACCTCGCAAGAGCGAGCCGGAAAACGCCGCTGGAAGGGGGCAGGAAATCCATGCAGAGAGAACGGCTAAAGTACCAATAGATTTTTGAAAGGAGATTTTGCCTATGAAGAAAAACAAGTTTGAATTTATCATCGACTCCGAATTTCAATCTCAGATTCCTGCATTGACCGATGAAGAATTTCAGCAACTGAAAGAAAACATCCTTTCAGAGGGTGAAGTCCTGTCTCCCCTGATTGTCTGGGGCAACATTCTTGTTGATGGCCACAATCGCTATAAGATTCTCCAGCAGCACCCAGAAATCCCTTATACCACCCGCTCGATTTCCTGCACCTGCGAAACCCGTGAAGATGTTCTGGCATGGATCTGCAAACATCAGCTGGGTCGTCGGAATCTGACACCTGAACAGAAAAAGTTTCTGATTGGAAAGCAGTATCACTCTGAAAAATCCGCTCGTGGGGGAAACCATGGCAATCAGTACACGCAGGTGGCAAACTGTCAAATTAACAATTTGCCATCGGTAGAAAACACGACCGAACGAATCGCCAAAGAAAATAATGTAAGTCCCTCTTTTGTAATTCGTGCCGAGCAGTTCTGTGGCGCGGGATTTGTCCATTTTGATGTTGCCTGCCGCGTCTGTCCGCACCACCACATTGTCCATGCACCAGCGCAGCACCGGATGCCCGCCATGCGCCAGCCCCCTGCCCAGCACCAGCCGCATCAGCTGTTTGGTCGGTTCGCTCATGCTGGCAAAGCCCTGACCGACCATGGTAAAGCCAAGGTCGGTCAGGTGGGATACCATCATGGAGGAATTCCAGCGGTCATACGCCACTTCCCGGATATCGTATTTTTCCGACAGGTCGCTCATGAACTGGATGATGGCATCATAGTCCACCACATTGCCTTCCGTGGTCAGGATCAGATTTTGCCGCGCCCAGAGGTCGTAATTCACATGGTCACGCCGCACACGAAGGTCCATGGTCTCATCCGGGACCCAGAAATACGGCAGCACCTGATATGACTCTCCTTCCTCCTGCGGCGGGAACACCAGCACCAGCGAGGTCAGGTCTGTGGTACTGGACAGATCCAGCCCGGCATAGCAGGGGCGGCCTTCCAGCAGGCGGGCATCCACCGGCTGTGCGCAGGCATCCCACTTTTCCATCGGCATCCAGCGCACGGTCTGCTTTGTCCACTGGCACAGGCGCAGCTGTCGGAACACGTTTTCCTCTGCCGGGTTCTGCTTTGCAGAATTACACGCTGCTTCCAGCTTTTCTATTTCACACCCAACGATGGATTGGCTTTCTTCCAGACTTCCGGGTCTGTCCAGTCGGCATCCATGGGTGCGCCGTAGATGACCGGATAAAAGGTCGGGTCGTACTGGCGGCCATCCAGAATATCCTGCGCCTTCTGGTGTTGCTGGTAGCACACGGAATGGATATCGTTGCCCGCCGTGGTAATGATGAACATCAACGGCTGCTTCCGGGCATCTCCGGAGCCTTTTGTCAGAACATTGAACAGCTTATCGTTCGGCTGATTGTGCAGCTCATCAAAACAAAGGCAGTGGATGGAAAATCCGTGTTTGGTTTTTGCATCCGCCGAAAGCACCTGATAAAAACTGTTCGTTGGTTTGTAAATAATCCGCTTCTGGGACTCCATGATCTTGCATCGGGAAGCCAGTGCCGGACATAACTGCACCATATCTTTCGCCACCATAAAGATGATGCTGGCTTCCTGCCGGTCTGCGGCAGCACTGAATACTTCGGCGCGCTGCTCACCATCTCCGCAGGTCATGAGCAATGCCACGGCAGCCGCCAGTTCTGTTTTGCCCTGCTTTTTCGGACACTCGATATATGCCGTATTGAACTGCCGATAACCATTCGGCTTGATCACACCGAACAGGTCCCGGATGATCTGTTTCTGCCAGCCCAGCAATTTGAACGGCTTATTATAGAAGTCACCCTTGGTATGGCTCAGGCATTCGATAAAACTGACAGCATAATCTGCCTTCTGTTTATCGTAATGCGATGTCGGTGCCATCAGGGGTGTCGGGTTATAATCCTGCAAAATCCATCATCTTCCTGTACTATTTTCTCCATCTCGTGCTCTCAGCAGACGCTCCATCAGGTCATCCTGCGGCGTTCCTTCAAACGTGGTGGAACAGTTTTCTCGGACGATCTGATAGATTTGATACCACAGCTGGTTGGTCTGCTTCATATACGCAAGAGCCTGCGTCACAAAAGGGGATGCTGTGGCATTTCCTTGCGCCGTTTTGCTGATAAAGCCATACTGGGAGTTGATGCCCTCTAGCTGCACCCAGCGGGCTGCGCTCATGGCATACTGTTCCAGCAGCATCGGGTTGATGAGGGTTGCGCAGCCACGCTCTTTGAGCCAGTCCCAGGTTTCCTGATAGACCTCTGCTGCATACAGCTCTCCCATTCGCTGTTCTGCCTTAAAATAATCCTTGATTTTCGGCATTTCCAGGGCATCGACTTCCGGGGCTTTCAGGACTGTTGCCTTCTGCCCTGCCTCGATGCGCTCGGTCAGCGGTTTCTTCTTCCGTCCTGCGCCCGGACGCGCGCCGCCACGGTTCGCTCCGTTTTTGTCCGGCATCTTCTCACCCCCATTTCCGGTTTGATTTCTTTGATTTTGTTTGATTTTTTCGGCAGAGAAATCAAACAATTTGTGCTTTTCAATCTCCTGTTTTGCACATATCCACGTTGCTTTTCAGGATTTCTCTGAAAACTTGCCCATTGTTTGAAATCCAATTTTTGTGTGCGTGACTGGCCCACCGTTTTTCTATCGCAGCACCGTAGATATTTGACATCCCCCTTGGGTATTTTCCCGTCCTTGATTCTTTTGATTTCTCACACTTTTTCAAAGAAAATCAAACGGAAATCAAAAAATCAAAGCAATAATCAAACATCTTTTTTCGCTGCATCACACCGCATCCGGTCGTGCAAAGCCGTATGATGGGATGCGCACAGGCTGCACAGGTTTTCCGGGACATTCGTCCCACCTTCTGCCAACGGTACTCGGTGATGCACTAGCGTTGCCTGAACGTACCTGCCTTCCGCCATGCACATCTCACACAACGGCTGCCGTGCCAGCTGCGCAGCGCGTGCCCTGCGCCATGCAGCAGTATGGTATCGTTCCTTGTGCGCAGGACTGCGGAAGAACCAGTTGTACTCCCGGTCTGCTTCCTTCCGATGCACCTCACAGAACTGTCCATCTGTCAAATTCGGGCAGTCGGGATGCCTGCACGGTTTCAAGGGTTTTCGCGGCATACTTTTCACCTCCATACCCCTTTCCGGGCAATAGAAAAGCCCTCGCAGGTTTCACCCTGCAAAGGCTTCGTTCATCTTGTTATTTTCGGGCGTTTATAGAACATTCTCTTTTCCATTTGTCCAGTATAATGATACCATACCGAAATCCAGCATTCAAGCATTTCATGCGTAACATCGTGGAATATTCCGGAGCATCCGCTCTCATCTTTATATCACGCCGGGATTTCCTCTTTCGGCAGCACTGCCAGCTCATATCCCCGGTTCAGCAGGCGATTGACATGCTGTTTGGAATAGTTCATCTCGCCGGCAATATCTGCCACACTCTTATCTTCCAGATAGTACAGCTTCAGCGCCCTGCGCACCTTCATATCCGGCACCGTTTCTATCACATTTTCTGCCCGCGCGATCAGGGCGGCAAGACGCTCCCTTTCTGCGATCAGCTGCCGTTCCTTTTGGTCTTTGCATTCTACAAAAGCCACGAATCCTGCCCGGTTCTTAATGCCACCGCTGGATTTCACGCCAAACGTAGGTCCACCGAGGTTAGCCATGGCTCCTTCCAGATACGCTACATCCTGCTCCAGATACAGGATGCGCTCTTTCTGCGTCTTAATCTGCATCAAAAAATCTTTTGCATTCATCATCGTCATTTTTCTCCCTGTCAATTTCGGCATTCACTATTTTTCCACTCTTTCCGTCAGGGGTATGCCCGTTAGGGCAGTTGGGAAGATTAGGGTATTTTCCTATTCTTGCTCTTATTTTAATAGTGTAGTAATACTACTACTTTACTACTACAAATCTGCGCATATAGAATTCAACCTAACCTACCCTATATTTTATCCCTGCTTTCAGCATACTGATGCCTGCAACACCTCGTCAGATAGAACCGGGCCATCATCTTCCACGCTCATTGCCTCTTTCGGCAGCAGATACACATTTCTGCCTCCTGATGCTTTGACCCGAATGTGTTCGTCCTTTTCAGCAAGCTTCATCAGCACTTTTCCGATTTGTGATGCAGAAAGCGGTTTCAAACAAAGATCATCCCGAACACTTGTCGCCGTTGTCCATCTCCATCTGCTCGCCGGACTATCCCATGCCAGCTTGTCCAAAATCTCCGTTTCGCCCTGCATCGGCTTATTGTAGCGTTCATTATCGGACTGCAATTTCTCGCGTTCTTCCGGTGTCAGGCGGAATCCCTGCGGATTCAGAAGATACAGTTTCGTATAAACCTGCGCCCACATTTGCTGAAACCACTTTTCCGGCAATTTTCTCAGCCGGTCACAGTCGATTTTAGTCGGTTCGATGATCCACCAGCGGCGGCTTCCGGTTTCATCGATCAGAAACTGCATCGGATTGACCGTTGCGCAAAAACTTGTATGACGCGGTTTGGTCGTTGCCACACGAGCATACGGCTGACAGTAAGTATCACTTCGTGCCGTCATCATTGCCTTCAATGCAGGCTGGTCCCGTTTAAGCGTTCCATCCAGCTCACCCAGTTCTGCAATCCAGACACTAGTTGCTTGAATGACACTGTCCTTTTTGTCCGGATCAATGCTCACACCCTCTGCAAACCATTCTGCTCTCATCGCAATTTTGGAGCAGAAAAGTGTTTTACCCGCACCCTGCGGACCTCGAATAACCAGAACACCATCTGCACCGTAAGGATCGTTCTCATCGTTCAATGCCATGGCAACACACTGATGCAGCCATTTCGTCAGGTACAGTACATACGTCTTATTTTCTGAAATTCCGAGAATTTGTGACAGTTCCGTAAGACGGTCTTTTCCATCGTATTTTGTATTCTTCAGCATTTCCTCGACCGGGTTGTATCGGTTTTCATCCTCGATCAGCACAAGGCAATCGTCCAGCGTCTGCCGTGAGCAGGACATTCCCCATTCCGTCATCTTGTCCATAATTTTTACCGGCAGAACATTTGCGGCATTTGTCTTGGAGTGTTGCGGCGGCATCCCGTTGATCTCTGCTTTGCCGGTAATCAGATTCAGACGAATTCCGATATTCATCTTTTTCAAAATATGCTTGATCGTATCGCTGGTAACACCGCCGCTTTCGTCAAAATCATCCCATGCATATTCATCCGGGTTCTGGTAATTGGCATCTTTTTCGATAACGCGATGGTAAAACGATTTTGCGCTGTCCCAGATCGTATTCAGTTCCAGATCATCCAGCGGCTCTTCACAGTGGTCGGCAGCTTCTTCAAAAAGTTTTTCTGCTTGTTCGGTGTCACCGTACCGCTTCAGCACCTTCGCCGCATATTGGGACAGTGTACCGTTCCGCTGCCCAATGGGGATTACCTCCGGCAGTGTATTCAGCCTTGCCATAAATACGTTCAACGGTGTGTTGCCTTCATAAAATTCGACTTTGGGATCATCTACGCCGAACAGAAAGCGCGCCGCATCCAATGCCGCCGGGTCAAAAGCAGGAAAGTATTCCTGAACTTTCTTTTTCAGCTTTGCAAGATATTTTTCGCTCGCAGTTTCGTTGATAATGAAATACACATGAAATCGCGGACGTGCAGCTTTTCCATCCTTTTCCTTCATGTTATTTCTGGAATATACCACATAGAACGGTACATCCGGAAACGCTGCCTGTACATCTTTCGGCGTTTTCCATTCCTCTGCTGGGATATCTGTCTCCAGCGGATTCGGGTTTGTGTTATCGCAGTCCACCGGAAGGCAGTTGGCTTTTCGGAAACTCTTCTTGCTGCGATAGCCCTTGATGATATTTCCACGGGTGTTTTTTGCCATCTGCATATTCTCCGCAGACATGATCGAACTGCGCAACCTTCTTCAGTTCTTCAACCGACTGGATCTCGAATCTGAACGGATAGCTGGTGTTTTTCTTGTTGCCTCGCTCATTGCTGTACTGCAAGGTGATTGTCGAAATTCCCATATAAATCCTCCTCCATTTTCTCTCCTGCTTGTTTAACTGCGGCCACCATTTTCTCCCGGTCCGTTCCTGCCCCATATTTCAGCGGCGTTTTCCTTCGTATCTCACCGGGATGGCTCATTTTGTTTTCAAAGTCCTCTGTTCCCAGAGGTTCAGATTATCTCCTTCGCTCTCTTCCGGGAACATCTCCATTCTACTACAACGCCTTCCAAGCCTGTGAACTCCTGGAGTTCACCCCCTTTTCAAAAATAAAAGTCTTCATAAAGCACACCGATTTCGAGTAAAAAACAACCTGTTTTCTCATTTTTTCACAAAACCATCACATTCAAGGCAAAAAAAGAAGCACACAAGCCATTTAACGGCTCATGTGCTCTCACTTTATTATGCTTTTTTCTCAGGCGATTGTCCGGCTGCCCAGCGGCGGAACCCCAAGAGCGATCAGGATGCTGTTTCGTTCATCCAGCAGCATTCCTTCACCGCAGACGATAATGTACTTGTATGCCCAGTGTTCCCTTGTGTTGAGCAGGATATGTCCTGCACTCTGGAGGAGTTCTGTTGTTTCCATAATATCCAGATTCAGCCCTGCACAGATGGCAACCACCGTGCGCACCTCCGGATTGTTAAACTTGCCATCCAGAATCTTCCTCAATTTTACGCGACGCACTCCGGTATCTGCCTCAAAATCTGTTCCTGTCATATTCTTTACATATGGAGCCAACAGTTCACAGAATGTCTTTTCCGGCGGTGCCAGATCATCTACGCACTCTTCTTTTACAAACTGCTCAAAGCCCGCCCGATGCTGCTTTAGTTCTTCTTCTGTAAAAGCTTGTTCGCAGTCCGCCTCCAGTTCACTGTACTGATACCGCTGCATCAGCGAATCTTCTACTTTTCCCTTACGCCGCACAGTCTTAAATTCTATCGTGCATTCTTCCAGATGTGCAGCCGCATACTGGGTCAGTCTTGTCGCTGTTCCGTCTTTTTCAATGTATTTCGGTTCGTTTTTTACAATATAGCCATCCACATACCGATACGCACCGGACACCAGCAACCGTTGCAGATTTCTATCTGTGGAAAAGACATCGAAAAGAGAAAGGCGGTCGATTCTGCGCATATCCTGCTGCGGTGCCGCATTGTCCATAAGTCCCAGCTCTTTCAGCCGGATGCGCATCGTCTGTTTGGACACCGCAAAGAAAATCGCAAGGTCTGCCACAACCATTTCATCTGCTGTACCGTACTTTTGCAAGACTTCCCCGTATTTTATCTGCACTGCCTTCCGGGGCATCAGGATGCGCGCCGCCACCGCATTTGCCTGAATCTCTGCCAGTTCCTCCGGGCTGTGCCTGCCGCTGCCGTTTACATAGCACCGCTGCACTGCCGGGATATGCTGCGTCTGCATCCGCACCAGCATATATGCCCGGTGCGCATACCAGTGGTAAACCTCGTGAGCCAGCGTAAAGTTGTAGTTGCCCATGTTCCTTGTCATGAACACATCGGGATCCAGTAGAACGGTGCCCGCTGCACAGTGAAGCTTCTCCGACTCATCCTCTGCAATAACATCGACATCCGATTCTGCAAAGATCGTTTCCCCGAAAACGCTAAGATCATCCGACAGGGATTTGTCTGTTATCAGGGTGAGTCCCATCTTATCTTCTGCAATTTTGTGGACGGAAACCGATTGTGGACATTCTACCGCTTCCCTGAAATACTGCATAAGGAATCGCACTGCTTCCTGCTCCAGAGCTTCCTGATGTGCGGCATCGTTGATACCGGAGAAGTCGGGCAGCAGATATTGGTTTGCGCTAACACCCTGAAAAGTTGGCGATGGAAGCAGTGGTCGCTCTACCATTTCTTTCTGGACTGTCGGGCTGACCTGCAAAACTTCCAAGCTGTGCCCGCCGGGTGTCAGGATCAGCTTGCACGATACCCACAGGCGGGCAGCATCTTCTGTTGCGAAAATGCCTGTTGCACCACCAGTGTGCAGTATAAATTCACCGAAGAAAGCCGATGAGAAATAAACCGTGTTTTCGTCAATTTCAATATGCACAGTGCGTTCCAGGCAGAGAGAACGCAGCTCTGCGCAGGCAAGCTTTTCCTGTGGGATAGCACTAAAACGCAGCTCGCTTACACGAAGCAGTGCAATGTCTGTAATTGCATCCGCTATCTCATCCATGCAGCTGTTCCATATGTAGGCGTTAAATGCGCCGCATGGTGGTGTTCCCTGCTTTTCGTACATTCTGTTGGCACCTGCCCTTCCCTTATATTGGCCCGTTCACATCTTTCATTATGATACGATTATTTTTTGAGCCGTGTATAGTACTTTCCCAGACTTTTATCGCAAACATCCACGATATACAACCAATCTTCCTTCGTGAGCTTATGGAAAATAATAGGATTAACTTCAATGGTCTCAACATCCTTGCAGCGCATCAGAAAACGCATATCCTCAAACCGTTTAAACGGATTGGAAAGAACATTTTTCTCCACATCTTTCCGGGTGTATCCGCCCTTCTGATAGATGCTGTTCGGCTTTTCTGCTATCATCCCATGCGCTTTACGATCTTCATAGAAGTCGATAAAATAATCCACAACATCCGGCAGAGCTACCCGACCGTTGCTGTCCATATACTCATAGATTGCCTTGAGCAGCACCGGCTTATAAGAAAAGCTCATGTCCATTGTTTCGATGAACTTCATAAACTTGTCTGCCATGTTCTGCGGTGTGATCAAATCCCAGCCGTACTGTTTAGCAATATTTCGGATGCTTTCCTCTCGGAAATAGTGGAACATCCGCTTATCCCCAAACGGAATGGAAAGATCAGGCTTGATTTTTCCGTCCTTGATGTAGCGTTCGACCGTTTCAGACTGAACATCGACCATGCGGACAAATTCAATCTGCGAAATCATATCCTTGACGCTGTTCTGCCAGTTGAACAGGTCAATGATTTCATAGTCGTCCACGTCAATGGGAACATCCAGCCATGCTTCGGGCTTCTCGCCTTTGAAAAGCATATCCTGATCCAATTTCCGCTTATTTTCCGGTGCCAGCACATAGGCCATCGGCTGATATTTTGCAATGTCCAGCACACGATGCAGGCTATACGGCATATTGAACATATTGGCGTTGTCTACGAAGTCGATGACAAGCAAGTCATCCTTGCCTGGACAACGGCGCGTACCACGACCAAGCTGCTGCATATAGATGGTTTTGGACATTGTAGGACGCGCCATGAACAGAACCGTGGTGTGCGGACTATCCCAGCCTTCATTCAGCAAATCGCAGGCACACAATACGTCCGTTGACCCGGTTTCGTAATCCTTCAGGATTTTCTCCCGAATCTCCACACGGTCACGCCCGGAAACGGCTTCTGCCTTTACTCCATTGTCACGCAACAACTTTGCGATTTCCGCTGCATGGTCTACACTGGTGCAGAAGATCACCGTCTTTTTTCCGTTTACATATTTCAGATGTTTTCAAATCCATCTTGTGAGCCACATTCTGGAACAGTTCCAGCATATCCTCGCCATCGCTGCGTTCCGGAGTCGCTGTCAGACCAAGGATGAACTTCGGGTGGAAATATGTAAAGTTTTTCTGATAGGTATTCGCTGCCGCATGGTGGCACTCATCAACAATCAGGTAGTCAAACGCTGTGGGCGAGAACTTTTCCAAATTCTTGGAAATGCTCTGGACGGTTGCAAAAATAACGGCCTGCGAGACATCTTTCTGTCCACCGGTATACTCGCCAAGTGTCGCCTCCGGCCACACCCTCGCAAATGTGTTCTTCACCTGAGATGCCAGTTTCAGCGCATTTACCAAAAACAGCGTGCGTCCGCCCACGGCTTTCGCATCCGTAGCTGCGGTGATAGTCTTTCCTACGCCTGTCGCATGGTACAACAGTGCGATGGTTTTTCCATTCTCCCGCATCTTCTTCAGGTTCTCAATGGCTTCCTGCTGATAATCCCGGAGTTCGATTGTCTGACCCATCTGAACCGGAAGGTCTGCTTCAAATGCCTTGAACATCGGACTGCTGCCCAGAAATGTAATCAGCTCATCCTTGACCTTTTCCGGCTGCTTTTCCAGCTGACTGTAAATCCAACGATAAACCTTCCAGTTATCATAAACCAGACTGTTCTGCTTCAGAAGGTCGTCTGCATACTTGTTTTCAGAAACCTTGCTGGGGTTGTGGTAAGTCTCTCCATCGATCTCGATTGCAATTTTGGATTCAGGCGATTCCAATGCAAAGTCGATGTACCGATGCCGACCATAGATATCAACACACGGATACTGAACCTGCAAATTTTCTGTTTTTTCCGGACCGAACGCTTCACAGAACAGCTGAACAAACAATTCTTCCGCTCGGCTATTGACACTGGTTGCTTTTGATGGTTCCATGGTGACCTCCCGATAAGACGGTGCTTGTTCTATAGGTACAAGTTATTTTCCTGTTTTGCCCGATATCACGCCAATCTAAATTTAATCGTCCATACCCGCGCTATACATCGGTACTCCGCACTTTTCGTACCTTCTGATGGCACCCACCCTTCCCTTTTGTAAAAAGTATACCATGTCACAAGGCAAGCTTCAACAAAATCCTGTTCAATTCTTATAGCAGAATTGATGTTTGTGCTGGTCTGTGATAAAATATTAGTAATTACACTTTCATGGAGAAAATTGAAATGAAACCCTTGAAGTTGGCAATGGCGCAATGTTCCATGCAGGAAGAAATGAATCAAAATCTCGCAAAGTCGCTTGACTTCTGTAGCAAAGCAGCTGGCTGTGATCTGCTGTTTTTTCCAGAGATCCAGCTTTCGCCCTTCTTCCCGCAGTACGAAAACCGGGATGCTGGGTCGTACTGTCTAACCGAAGATTCTGCAGCTGTGCAGGCTCTTGCGCAAAAGGCAGCGGAGTATCACTATTATTTTTCACCCAATGTCTATCTGGAACAGAATGGAAAACGTTGCGATACATCTCTCTGGATCAGCCCGAAAGGAGAAATTCTGGACAAAGCCAAGATGGTACACATTGCACAGGCACCGCAATTCTACGAGCAGGATTACTACACTCCTTCGGATGACGGCTTCAAAGTATTCGACACACCGTTTGGCAAAATCGGTATCGTGATCTGCTACGACCGTCATTTGCCGGAAAGTATCCGTACCTGCGCCCTGAAAGGCGCGGACTTGGTCATCATCCCGACGGCCAACACCAAAGCCGAAAACATGGAACTGTTCGAGTGGGAAATTCGGGTACAAGCAATGCAGAATCAGGTCTTTGTCGCCATGTGCAACCGGGTGGGCACCGAAGATGCAATGGAATTTTCCGGGGAGTCTCTGGTCGTCCATCCCAGCGGCGAGGTATTGCTGAAGGCCGATGACCGTGAGCAATTATTAACCTGTGAGCTTGACTTATCGGAAGTGTGGGAATGGCGCAGCCGGGTGCCGTATCTCAAAACGCGGCGACCGGAATGGTATCAGTGAATTCCATGTGTGAATTGTATAGGAACAGGAGATGCGCTATATGCCAGTGGTACAAGATTCATTCTTTATACCAGACGACCTTGCAGTTGGTTTAGCTACCGGCTTGTATAAAAGATTTGGCAGTGTGATTCGCTACGCAAGTGGTCCAAACAAAGGACAAATCGTAAAGCATTTGAAACCTATCAGTTTAAATACTGCAAGCGAAATGCGAGGGGCTAAAACGATTCGCTTTGTTAAGCAGCACAAAAAGGGTATCATCTTTGCTGCAATTGGTGTAGTGGCTACAAGTGCTGGTGTCTGGGCATATAACACCGTCAAAAATTATGAGCCAAAAGAGGTTATCGAGTTTAGGACTGCGCTTCAAGTTTATACAGATGCCATCCGTAGCGGAAATATGAACATCGATATAATCAACAGGCTGATGACAGCGTCAAAAAATCTTAAAAATTGCAAGGACTATAAAAAAGTCATTGTCCTGCTGAACGCAGAAGAGCTAGAGGTTCTTGTAGGGTATATCTATGCCTATACCGTCAAACTTGCAAAAGATAACGGTGCTGAACCTCCTGAAGAAGAGCCAAATACATTCAAGATAAATTCTCCTGATTCCATCATCAATCTCCAGAATTACCTTAACACTCAGGAGACAATTTTTGAAGAAACAGCTTGATACTATCAATAATAAAATTTTGAAAAGACTACATTTCACCCGGAGGAATCACACGATGGCAAAAAAGAAGGCCGAAGAAAAAGCTCTGAATCTGGATCGGATTTTGTTCAACTGCCGGGACTATCTGCGCGCGGCGCGAAATTCCGGCTCGTTCTTTGAAAAACGCGATATGATGCTTACCCTTGTGTTTCTGCGCTTTATCGGCGAGAAATACGAAGATGGCATTGCAAACCTGCGCAACAAGCTGAAAGCACAGGGGCTTGACCCGGACGATGAAGATATCAAGGCGGCGTTCTTTGATGACCCCACCTTTGACGACGGAACGTACAGTCTGCCGCCGGAAGCACAGTGGAATACCATCATCAACACGCCGAGTGCCAACCTGAATGTTGCGCTGGACACCGCACTGCACAGCCTTGCCGCCGGATCGGAACAGCTGAAAGGCTGCTTTGTCGAGGGTACCTTTACCACCCGCAACCTTGCGCCCAACGACATCAAAAAGATTGTCGATGAGGTCAACAAGATCAGCCACAAGCAGTTCGGTGAGGAAAAAGACCTGATCGGTCGTGTTTACGAATACTTCCTCAAGGAGTTTGCGGTCAACGCCACAAAGGAAGAGGGCGAGTTCTACACGCCGCACGATGCTGTGCAGCTGATTGCCGCCATGATCGAACCTTTTGACGGCACACTTTATGACCCCTGTTGCGGCTCTGGCGGTATGTTCGTCCAGAGTGCCGCACTGGTGAAATCGAAGCAGGGCGATATCAACCGCATCAACGTGTACGGGCAGGAGAAAGAAGCCGCCACCTACCGCCTTGCCAAAATGAACCTTGCCCTGCGCGGCATCAGCCACAACCTTGGCGAAACTTACGATTCCAGCTTTACCCATGATCTGCACAAAGGTCTGCACTTCGACTACATCATGGCGAACCCGCCCTTCAACCTGAAAGGCTGGTACAACAGCAACCTGAAGGACGACCCCCGCTGGGCTGATTATTCC